TCCTATATGTCAAACACTCAAAAGATTACATTGGCATTAATAGCAATAGTGGCAGGGGCTATGGGTTTATCAACGCAGATGTGATATTATGAATCAAGAAGAATGGCATATATGGTGTAGAGACGTTACACAAAGATTAGCAAACCTTGAAAAGACACTACTGGCCTATAATAAAACGCAGAAGCGTATGCTTTACGGTATTTTAACAGGAATGGTGTTGTTTAATGGTTTATTATTGTACTACAAGTGATGTTGGCTCAAGACTAGGTTTAGATTCAGCACAGCGTACAAGAGCATCTTCTAAATTGACAAGTAGTATTCGCAGGTCAACAATAGACATAGACCAATGCTTTAGAGATTACGGTAGAGATGTTCCTAGTAAAAGCATCAAAGATACTACACTAAATGGTAGCGTTGTCGCAGGTGCTAACACAATCACACTCACTAGTTCTACGGGGTTTAGTTCTGCCGGTAACGGTAACGTAGATGGAGATTCATTCAAGTGGACTGGTAAGTCCGGTGCTGACCTTACAGGAGTAAGTGGACTTTCTTTTGACCACGCAGACGGAGTGGCAGTTCAAGAGGGTGAGTTTGCTCATGTGTTAAGAGAGATATGTGCTGACCTTGCTGCTTCATATTATCTTGAAGATGAAAGTATGTTTCAAACAACAGGGCCGGAAGGTTCTCTTAGAGGTACAGTATTAAGAGAGAGAGGGGAAATGAACCTAAAACGATTGGCTCACTTGGGTAGCGTTGATTAGGTGAAAGTATGGCAAATTACGACACGTTTCAGCATCCGGGTTTTCCGGCTATCGGTGCTATTGAAAAGTTCAGACAAAATACTGCTAGTGCGTTAGAGCAAAGAGAACATGAGTTCAAACAAGATATTGAAAGAATGAGAGCAAAGGAACATAGACCTACTCATACAGGAAGAGACGCTTTAAAAATGAGAAAGAAGCATGATAGTCCTCTTGTTATGAATGCCTACTTTGACAAAAGCGCCTATAAAAGTCTTGCAGAAGATGTTGCTGCTGAGGTTGAAAGCATAGGTAAACATTTAATGGAAGAGGCACTTTTTGATGGTATGGCGGATACCGCTAGAGAACTTAGAGCCATGACTAATTTTAAGAGTAAAATAAAACCTACTAAATCTGCTAGTGGTGATATGTACGAAACAATAGGTAACTCTCTAAGATTTACAAAGACTAGATTTACTGATGTTAATCAATTCGTGTCTTACGAAGCAGGTTCTTTTGATGTAGGCGATTCAAAACCGGAAGAAGGTGTTAAAGGTGATAGAATGGCGGGTTATGATACAACATTAATAACTATAACCGAAGAAGGTACTTCTCCTTTTGCAGCACACTTAGTTAAGAATGTATTTAACTTCCCCGCAAAGAGGCATGGGTGATATATATGGCAGTAGCAACAAAAACACAATATTGGAATAGTAGAATGGTTGGAGCAGACCCTACTGCATTAACTGGTACATTTAATGATAGTTGGTCTGCTAGTGGTAGTGGTTCAGCATCCGGTGGTGATTGGGTAATTACCAATGGTGTATATACAATAACACCTACTACAAATGAATATACTTTGGTTGCTTGTTTATCATATACAACTGCACCTGATAGTGGTACAGTTTTAATGAAACTAGATAATGGGACACACAAAGTAGAAGTCAAATCAACAGGAAACAACACAAGTCTTTCGTTAGTCGGTGCATCCACTGTAACTGTATCTGATTTAGACTTAGCATTAACAGAGGATAAACCTGTTAATTTAATCTTAAGACTAACTCTTGCATCAGATGGTTCTGCAAAACTATACACACATGAAATAATTAATGATGATGACGCTAATACCGTTTTTAGTACCGTTACAGGTGCATCAGGAGCAGGTAAGGCAGTAGTATGGGGTAACACTAGTGGAAGCGTAAAATGGTCCTCAGTTTACTATTCTAAGTTTGGGGCATTTAGTCCCGAAGAACTATTACTTTCCGATTTTGCACAGGACACGTTAGCACGTATGGGTATAGCAATAGTAGACCAATTGAAAAATAGCCCAAGAACATATCTAAAAACACAAGTACCCGATTCTTCTATTGTTTATGGTTATGATATATCTTCTCAAATGATTAATAGAATAGGTTCGCCTAGCATACATATATTAGTAGAAAGACTAATATCTCCACAGTTTGAAAGTTTAGGTGGTGGTAAGGTTACACAAGAATACGATGTAAAGGTTTTTATTACGGTAAAAGGAACTAATTATGAAAATGCTTACCGCAAATGTCTTAATATTATGGGTGAAGTATTTGACGAATTATACACAAAAACAGGTCTAGAAGGTACAACAGATAGTATTATAAGTTATACCGCAGAGTTAGACCCTAAAATGGATAACGATGAAACTATTTGCGTACACGTACTCACAATGCGTTATATGAGACGAATTGATATGCGTCATCGGTAAAAATGTTAATAAGACAACTCAAGCCTCGTAGTACCACATATAGGTGTAAACTATGGCTGAGTTTAACAATAGATATATTTCAATACAAAAAGAAGGGTCAACTTACGGTAGTGTAAGTGGTGGCGGAACAGAAAAATACGGTGAGGTAGATGATGAATCATTTATGCACCGATACGATTTACTAACAAGACAAGATATGAGCAGAAGTATTGCTTCAAAGTCTGTTACAGGAACAGAACACTCAGAAGGTACAATAAACCTAGCAGCCCAAATAGACTCGTTTTTAGCAAATGTTATGAGGGCTTTCTTTAAAGATACCGCTACTGGTACAAGCCACGTATTTACTGAACCTGCTACAACAGATGATTTACCTTCTTTTACTATCCAAGTAGGAAGAGAAACTAAGGAACACACATTTACAGGCATGGTAGGCAACAATCTAAGTATTAGTGCAAACGTAGGAGAATACGTTATGGTAGGTGCTGATTTCGTAGGTAAGGCTGAAAGCGCAACAGGAACATTACAAACAGCATCTTTTGACGGAGATGCTTTGGATGCACTTTACTTTTCTAACGGTTCAGTAGTTTTTGATGACGGCTCAACAAATACCAATGTTAGTGCTGCTGTTAAATCTTTCTCTTTAGATATTTCTATGAATAGAGATACCGATAATGCATACGGTCTTGGTAATTCGACATACCAAAGAAAGCCACCGGCACAAAGAAGAGAAATAACAGGTACTTTAGAATTAAATCAAGTAATTTATGGCACTGCCACACCCGATGATGATAATCCATCATACGATAACTTAATTGCCGCAGATGGTGATATATTTAATCCGGGTTCAGGCGTACCTGCTATCAAATTGACTCTTAATGAAGAAACTGGTTCTGATTACATGGAAATAGCAATTTACAAAGTAAGATTTGAGGCTCCCGAAGCAAGTGTAAGTGGAAGAGATACTAACACAATGACTGTAAACTTTGTCGCTCTTTACGATGCGGGAGATGCTAACAAAGCAGTACAGATTACTATGGATGGGTCTACATTACTAGATGGAACCGATTACTAAGGTGTTTAAATGTACGGAAGAGATATACCGGAAAAGTATCTTAAACAAATGGAAGATATGTCTGAAAGAGAGGCTTTACGCTACTCTAAAAGATTTCCTCTATTAACAAAACCTGTTAAAAAAGTTGCACCTAAAAAGACTGCAATCGTAAAGGAAGAAGAAGAGTAACTCTTTATTAATGCCTTATAGTCTCCTACATATAGCGAGAGTGAAGGTATTATGCCAGTAATGAAGAAAGAAATAGAGTTAGACGATGGAACAAAGATTTGGGTAAGACAAGCATCCGGTATGGAACGTCTTAAAATAACAACCCTACAAGGTAAAGCGTTTCGTAAAATGAGCCACGCAGGTAGTCCTGACAAATGGACCGAAGAACAAAACGAAGAGTTTGCTTCTATGGTTGATGAATTGGGAGCAGGTGTAGATGCTCAGATGGAAGCATGGATACCTAATTGCATATTAGATGAAAAGGTAGATATTAATATGCTAACATTTGATGAATTAAACCGTATATTACAATTTGTACGTGGAGACGACGAAGAGGGTGCAGTACCTTTTCTGAGTTCCTAATGGTTGCACCTAGCCTGTGTATGGCATTTAAAGGAACATTACCGTCTGATTTATGGCTAAAGTATTCTGTTGAAGGTGGTCGCCACCTAATGAATCTAGATTTATTAGTAGCAGCAGAAATCAACGATAAGATAGCAGAAGCAACTAAGAGTGCTAAGAAAACTGATGCTAAAGGTATGGTTGCTAGACGCAATCAAAAGCGTGAGCAACGCAAACTATTAAACAACAACAATGACCTACTCGATATGTTGAGAGAAAGCGGGGTCCCAATAGTAAACGACCCAAAGAGTAGCGGTGAAGATAAATGATAGTAGAAACAGTTATTTTACCATATTTAGCGCCATTTGTTTTCATCTGCATGGCTGTTACCATGCTTGTTCTCAGAGCAAGTGGTTCGAGAGTTTTCTTCGACGTAGTTGGTACGTTTCAAGCCAACA